TCATTATAGAGATGAGATTGCAGTTAATACAATTCATGTTGTTAATCAAATTCTTAATTTGTGGTCAGATTTTAATATTGTTATATTAGTAGGCAATCACGATGCATATTATAAGGACAGATCTGATGTTAATTCAATATCCATTTTTAATGAGAGAAAGAATGTTACAGTAATTTCTTCTACAACTTCTGCAATTTTATTTGGTAAAAAAACCCTCTTTGTACCATGGGGTGAATCCATAGAAGACACATCCAAACAAGATGTAATATTTGGTCATTTTGAAATTGAAAGCTTTAAAATGAATAGTTATAAGCTTTGCGATAAAGGCACAAAAACATCTGAGCTGCTTGATAAAGCTGATTTAGTTCTTACAGGTCATTTTCATCTTAGAGAAGAGCGCGATTACAACGGTAAGAGAATTGTTTATGTAGGCAATCCATTTGAGATGGACTTTGGAGATACAGGCTCCACAAAAGGTTACTATATACTTGATTTAAATGATTTAAGCCTATCATTTTTTGAGAATACAGCATCCCCTAAGCATAAAAAGGTATCTTTGTCTGAACTTACAGATTTAACATCTAAAGATAAAATAAACCTTAAAGATATTGTAGAGAATAATATAGTAAAACTTATAGTTGATAAACAGGTGACATCTGACAACATAGATGCTTTGATTAAAAAGATATCTAATTATAAACCATTCTCTGCATCAATAGATTATAAAGTTAATACTAATATTGCAGTTGTTGATGATACGGGCATTGATATGTCTGGTATTGATATTGAAAAAGCTATTGAGGAATTTGTCAATATGCTAGATATTCAAGACAAACAAAGTATAATAAACTATTGTCAAGAACTGTATAAAAAATGTAAATGAAAAAGATATTTTTTAAAAAAATAACTATAAAAAACTTTTTATCTGTAGGTAATACACCTGTAGTTATAGATTTTAAATCCGGGCTCCATATCATCACAGGTATCAATAAAGACAAAGAAGATAGGAGAAATGGTGTAGGTAAATCTACTATAGCAGATGCAATTTATTTTGCTGTCTTTGGCGAGACACTCAGAGATCTTAAGAAGGAATTTATTATTAACAACATCAATAAAAAGACATGTGAAATTGTATTGGATGTTGATGTTACTACACCTACAGCTAAAGACGAAATTCAAATTATAAGAACATTAGACCCATCCAAATGCTTTATATTTGTTAACGGTGAGGACAAGACAAGAGACAGTATAAGCAATACAAGTGCGTTTATTATGGAGAAATTTGACTGCACACCTGAAATCTTTCAGAATTGTGTGATCATGACATTGAATAATCATATACCATTCATGGCCAAGAAGAAGCAAGAAAAGCGCAAGTTTATTGAAGATATCTTTAATCTTTCTATTTTTGGTTCAATGTTAGCTGAAGCTAAAAATGAGCTTAATGAAAAAAAGAACAGCTTCAATATTCTTTCAGCAAAATATGATGAAATGAGTACAAATTTAACTGCTCTTGAAAAACAAAAAGATAAATTTCTAGAAGAAAGAAATAAAAAGCACGAAAAGTATTCCTCACGTAAAGAAAATAACCACAAAGAAATACAAACAATACAAAAGAGGTTAGATACATTCTCTACAAAAAATATAGACGATCTCGAGAAAACTATAGAAGAAACAGAGCAAAAGATTGAAAAAGCAGACAAGAAGATAAACGAATTGAGAGAAGATTTAACTACAAATATCACCCTAATCTCTGAGCTTGAAAAGAAAATTAAAAATGTAGGAACAGATGCTGATCTCTGTCCTATTTGCTTGCGCTCAATTGAAGATAAAGATAAGAAACACATAAAAGATGAGAAGACAAAAATACAAGAACAAATTGATAATTTTACAGATGACAACAAGACGCTAAAAAATGAAGAACAAAAATACAAGCAAGCGAAGATGCTTTTATCAGAGAAAATAGAAACGACAAGACAAAAGATTCATGAAATAAAAATGCAGAATCAAGAGAAAGATTCTTTGGTATCACGATTGAACCAGCTCAACCAATGGCAAAAAGAACTAGATGTCGATTTAAAAGAAATACAATCCAACGTTACAAATTTTGATGACATTATTAAAGAGAATAAAGAAAAGCAAGATAAATCCAAACTACAAATTGATGAAATAAAGCAAAATCTTAATAAACTAGATACTGTGAAATTTATTATGTCAGAAGAAGGTGTTAAATCTTTTATTGTTAAAAAAATCTTACAATTATTCAACACCAAATTAGCATATTATCTGAAAAAAATGGATGCTAATTGTTTATGCACTTTTAATGAGTATTTTGAAGAAACTATTGTTGATGATAAAGGTAAAGATTGCTCTTACTTTAATTTCAGCGGAGCAGAGAGAAAAAATGTTGATTTAGCATGTCTTTTTGCTTTCATGGATATTCGCAGGCTTCAAGGCAATGTATCTTTCAATTTCTCTATATATGATGAGTTGTTTGATTCATCTTTGGATGAGAAAGGTGTTGAGCTAGTAATTAATATTCTTAAAGAGAGAGTAGAGAAGTTCGATGAATGTGCAATGGTTATAAGTCATAGAAAAGAAAGCATTAAAGCTGCTACCGGTGATATTATATTTCTGGAGAAGAGTAACGGTATCACACGCAAAGTTGATTATATAGAATACAGTAGTTAATATATACGTCATGTTTTCAAGTCCATTTGTTTCCCCTTTTGCATCTCCTTTTGCTCCTGCATATGCCACTCCGCAAGCACCAGTAGCACCAAAGCAAGATCTGCCAGTACCACCTGAATTAAACCTTACACGCTCTCTTAATTATTATGCTGATTATAGCGGTTGTGGTTTTTGGCGTATGATTTGGCCGGAGCATCTATTAAATGCACATCAAAAAATGATAGTACATGGCAGCACTGTAATGGTGCTTGATCCTAATTATTATCGCGGTGTTAAGACTGTGCGCATCCAGAGACAGGCCACTAGTCATCAGCTTGAGTTTGTTAAACATCTAAAGCGCATTTCTCAACAAATGGGTTTCAGGATTATCTACGAAATAGACGACCTAGTTTTTAGTGAGGATATTCCTGACTATAATAAATTTAAGCCAGCCTTTACCGACCCGTCAATCAGGAGAAATTGTCAAGAAATTATGGAAATGTGCGACGAAGTTACAGTAACATGTAATTTCATGCGCGATTATTATAAATCCAAGACCAAGAATCAGAATGTAACAGTAATTCCCAATTATCCACCTAAGTGGTGGATGGGTAACTTTTATAATGAAAAAAGAATTTCTGATAATTACGATACATACGAAAAGCGCCCTCGCATTCTTTATGCAGGATCAGGTGCACATTTTGATGTAGATAACAGAGTAAATCAAAACGATGACTTTGCACATGTATATGATATTATTGCTAAGACAGTAGATAAATTTCAATGGGTATTTCTCGGTGCATTTCCTCTTAGATTAACTCCTTTTGTGCGCGAAGGTAAAATAGAGTTCCATCCATGGTCACAGCTATACAACTATCCTGAGAAAATTTATAATTTAAAATGCAACATGATGGTAGCACCTCTACAGGACAGCACTTTTAACAAAGCAAAGAGCGATTTGAAGTATATTGAAGCGGCATGCTATGGCATTCCAATTGCATGTCAAGATTTATGTACGTATGAGGATGCACCTATAAAATTCAAGACAGGCGATGAAATGATTGATCAAGTTGTTACAACGCTTTCCAAGAAGGGTAAATATATGAATACATGTGCTAAAGCAAGAAAAGTTGCTGAATCCAGATTTTTAGAAAACGAAGAAAATATTAATAAATACTACGAGCTATATAACTTTCCGTATAAATCTAAAGAGCGTGTCAATCTCAATACAGTTAATCCTTGATAATTTTTTTAGTTCTTCTATAATTCTATTGTGTTTAGAAATGTAGCTTATATTCCAAGAGACCAAGTAATACGCGTTTTTACTTGGGACGATAGCGGGAATCGCATATCGTATGATTCGACTTTTGAACCATACATTTATTTAGAAACAAATAATAAAGAAGATGTTTTTAGTATTTTTAATACCAAGCTCAAAAAGAAGAGATTTAAAAATCAAGCTGAGCGATATAGATTTTTAAAAGACAATAAAATTGAAAGGGTGTTTGAGAATCTCAACGTACAGCAACAGTTCCTTATTGATACGTACTGGCAAGACAATGAAAAAGAAGAGTTTAGTAAATTTCCTATTAGAGTACTCTTTATTGATATTGAAACTTATAGCCCCGATGAATTTCCTGTTCCTAGTGACCCACAGCATCCTATCAATATTATTACAGTCTATGACTCGCTTAAAAAGCAGTTTATCACCTGGGGATTAAAATCATATAGTAAAAAAAATAATAATGGAATTTACTTTAAATGTAGCACTGAAAAAGAGCTATTAGAGAAGTTTTTAAAATATTTTCAATCTGATTACCCTGATATTCTTTCTGGGTGGAATTCTGAATTTTTTGATATTCCTTACATCGTAAATCGCATAGCCAGAATCCTAGGTGAAGATGCCTCAAAGAGTCTTTCTCCAGTAGGCATTATTAGACCTATTACGTTTACCGGTAAATTCGGTAGGGAGCAAGTACACTGGCATATTGAGGGTGTATCTTGTGTTGACTATTTGGACATTTATAAGCGTTTTTGCCCTGTATTACGCGAATCGTACAAGCTAGACTCTATTGGTGAGACAGAGCTCGGTGAAAATAAGATTGATTATGGAGATACAAATCTTGCTAGTCTTGCAGATGAAAACTGGGAATTATTTGTAGATTACAATATACAAGACGTCAATCTTCTTATTCGACTTGAAGAAAAACTCCAATATTTACAACTTTTGAGAATGATAGCATATGCAGGGTTGACCACACTTGAGGGTGCTCTTGGATCATTGTCTGTCATAACTGGTCTCTGTGCAATTAGAGCACGCCACCGTAACTTAAGAATACCCACCTTCAATAAAGGCAGAGAGAGTGATGAACAAAATGCTGGTGCTTATGTAGGTGAACCTAAGAAAGGATTTCAAGAGAATGTTGTTTCTTTTGATGCCAATAGCCTATACCCCAATGTGATGATTACTCTTAATTTATCACCTGAAACAAAGGTAGGTATTATTACCGAGAAAACTGATAAACAAGTTACTATAAAACATGTGAACGGTCAAACGTTTAACCTCACAACAGATGCTTTTATAAAATTTGTTCAGAAAGAGCAAATAGCTATATCCAAGGCCAAGGTGCTCTTCTCTCAAAAAGAAAAAGGAATCATTCCCGAAACTGTTGATCACTATTACGAGAAGCGCGTAGCTTTAAAAAAACAGCTTAAAGCAGTCAAGAGAAAGCTAGCTGTTTTAAAAGAGAGTGATGCTGAACTTACAAAGACAAAAAATCTTTCTGATAATCTCAATATTCAGCAACATACTATTAAGATTCTCATTAATACGATTTATGGTTACTTTGGCAACAAGCATAGCCCACTTGGAGATGATGAATTAGCAGAATCAATAACATTAACTGGACAAGCTGTAATTAAGCAGTCCAATAAACTGTTAATAGATTTTATCAAAAATAAAGCAAATCTTACTGATGCAGATATCAACAATGATACTCCCATTATATATAACGATACAGATTCAAGCTACATCTCCATCAAGCAACTCATAAAAAGTCTTAATATCAAAATGCTTAACAAGAACGGTACTATTACTGATGAATATTATAAAATTGTGCAGGAAATAGAAGATTACCTCAATGTACAGATAAAGCAATGGGGAGCTTCTGCTCTTAATTCCAAGGATTGTAGACTTCTTTTTAAGCGCGAAGTTATAGCTGACGCTGGGCTCTTTTTACAGAAAAAACGCTACGTTTTGCACATTCTTGATGAAGAGGGTATACCATGCAACAAATTCAAATATACTGGTGTTGAAGTTGTAAGAACTACAATGCCCAAAGCTATCAAGCCACATGTAAAGAGAATTATTGAGACGATGCTTATGACAAGAAGCCACACCGAAACAAATAAAGCTTTTTCTGAGACCTATGATTTATTTAAAAGCCTTTCTGTGGATGAAATTGCCTTTGTTATGGGATGCAGGGGGTTCGAAAAATATGCAGCTCAATGTGATAACTTTTCAACAGCTAAGCATATGCCTATACATGTTAAAGCTGCATATTATCATAATCTATTATTAGATAAATTTAAATTAGATAAGAAATATGAGAAAATTAGTTCAGGTGATAAGGTCAAATTTTTCTATGTGCGTCAACCAAACAGATATGGCGTGTCTGTCTTAGGTTACAAATATTATTTTCCTAAAGAATTTATTGAGATATTTGAACCTGATAGAGAGAAGATGTTCGAAAAGATTGTCTTTTCTGTCATGGATAGATTTTATGAAGCTGTTAACTGGAAGTTAATATCACCTGGTGCGCAAGTACAGACTGATCTTTTTGAACTTTTAGGTACTTGATTTTTAAAATTGATACAGTAATATATTTACATGAGCAAAATTATAACCTTTATTGATCACATCGGTAGAACCATCCTAGCTGAAGAAGTTGAGAGTACAGAGACATCTCTTACTGTCAAAAACCCAGCCATTATTCATGTACAGCCCACTCAACAGGGACAACTTAATGTACAGACAATTCCTCTTTATTTTAGAGAATTTGTTTCAGATAAGAACAAAAACAGCGGCACTACTTGGAGATTCAACAAGAATAGTATTGTTGTAGGCGTTGACATTGAAAACGATACAAGATTGCTAGAGCAGTACAACAGATTGTTCTCCGGTGCAGCACCAGTTGCTGACGACCAAAAAGTTATTAAACTTTTTGACGAATAATAGTTGATATCTCTATTCAATCATTCATACTAGACCTATGAACAAAGATATGAGCAAGATTTTTGCTTCACTTGATAAACTGAACAGTGAAGCATCGATGTTAAATGAAAATGCACTTAGTAAAGTTGATGAGTGGTTTGATACTGGATGCTACGCTCTTAACGCTATTCTCGGTGGCAGTTGCCGCGGTGGTGGCGTACCTAAGGGCAGAATAACAGGCTTCTCTGGCCCTAGTCAGACAGGCAAAACATTCATTGTTAATAAGATTCTTGCTACTGCGCAGAAGAGAGGTCTTACTCCTGTAATATTTGATACAGAAATTGCTATTGATGAAAACAGTACAAAGGGAGTTGGATTGGATCCAGAAGGTACAAAGTATGTGCCAGTGGATACAATCGATCAGTGCCGCAATCAAATTAGCGCATTTCTCGATAGCGTAATCGAAAACAACGCCAGAGGTAAATTTATTATTAGCATTGATAGCTTAGGCAACTTAGCTTCACAGAAAGAACTCGACGACGTTGCAAAAGATAAATCTGCATCAGATATGGGTCTGCGCGCTAAGTCTCTTAAGAGCATGTTTCGCACTTTAACATTTAAAGCTGCCAAGGCTGGCGTTACAATTCTATTTACTAACCATACATATGATGACCCGGCTTCAATGTTCCCTAGTCTTGTTAAGAATCAAGCAGGTGGCTCAGGACCTGTATATATGGCCAGTATTCTTGTGCAGTTAGCCAAACGTCATGAGAAAGAGGGTGAAGGTGATTCCATGGATGCTGATGATAAGAAGCTTGCAGAGGCTAACAAATACTCTGGTACAACCTTGAGGGCATTAACTGTGAAGAACCGCTTTCTTCCACCGTTCTTGGAGACAGAAATGTATCTTTCCTTTAAAACAGGGCTCAACAAGTATAGTGGTTTGCTAGGCATGGCAGTTGCAAGAGGCATCATTGAACAAAATGGTGCAACATATACTGTAGGTATCACTAGTGGAAAATACAAAAAAGGTGACAAACTGGGTTATGCAAAGACATTTGCTAGAGACCCCGCTTTCTACGAGGAATTTATCATTCCAGAACTCGACAAGCGCTTAGAACAAGAATACAAATACAATACAAATGAAGCGCAAACAGAAGAAGAACCAGTCGAGTAAGGCTGTTGTCCCTGTCTCAGGTGGCATGGACAGCACTGTCCTGCTACATCATGCAGCTCGTGAATATGATAGTATTGTAGCTGTAAGCTTTGATTATGGTCAGAAGCATCGTGAAAAAGAACTTAACTGTGCCTCGCTTCAGGTAGAAAGCCTTGATCAACCGGTTGATTACAGATTCATAAAAATTCCTTTTTTTAAAGACATTTGTCAAACATCTGCACTAACTAACAGTAATATTGCTGTTGCGAAAGCTAAGGATGTAATGGGTGATCCACAGACCGTTAATTATGTACCGTTCAGGAATCTAATGCTTCTAAGCATTTCACTCGGTGTAGCAGAAAGCACTGGAGCTTCTGCTGTTTTCCATGGAGCAGCACAAGCTGATAGTATTGCTGGATTTTGGGACGGTAGTATTGAATTTCTTAATCAAATTAATAAAATTAGTGATTTAAATCGAAGAAACAGGATCAAAGTTATAGCTCCTTTAATTGATAAATCTAAGGAAGAAATCATTAAACTCGGTGTCAAGCTTGGTGTTAAATTTAACCAGACTTGGACTTGCTATGAGGGAGAAGAACAAGCTTGCGGTGAATGTACAGCTTGCTCACTACGCATCAAAGGCTTTCTAGATGCAAGGTTTATAGACCCCATTTCTTATAAAATTGAGATACCCTGGAAGAAATATAATTGTAAAAAATTAAACTAACTCTATTTTTTGCATGGCCTGCTTTACTGCCATCCACATATCGAGATACTTGTAAGTAGCAAGACGACCAAGAAAAATTACATTCTTTTCTTTCTTAGCCAGTACGTTATATTTATTATAAATTTCTGCACCTTCACCAAAAGGCATTGGATAAAATGGTATATTATTCTTATCATGAGCTATGGAAAACTCTTTTGTTATAATTGTTGGACCTTTATGATTAAAATGCGTATAACTATGATCATAACTTCTTGTGTATGGTATTTCTTTTTTATTTTGATTTATAATAAAATGTTCTTGTTTTTTATAGCTTAAAGTGTGCTCGAAATATAGAGACCTGTAAGGCAGCCAACCATTTACGTAATCATAATATTCATCTATTTTACCTGTGAATATGGTTAAATCTGCTTTTGCTTTCTTCCATTCATTTTGCTTCACACCCAGATGCACAGTTATATCTTCAAGCATGCTCTTAAACATTTCTGTATATCCCTTAAGAGGCACAAACTGATACTTCTGTCCTTCAAACCAAGTTGGATTGACTTTATCTGCTGTTTTAGGAATCCTACTAATTATGCTTTTAGGTATTTGACTGAACGGTACCCCCCATTGTTTTTCAGAGTACCCTTTAAAAATATATTTGATAATCTCTTCTTCTGTTAATTCTCTCTTTAACTCTTCAATTGTTGTTTTACTATAAGGCAATGATATCAAGCCTAATTCTGTGTTGCCTTTCGGTCTTAAGTGAAAATCCATCCAGCCAGTATACTGGCTTAAAAAATTCATTACATCTTCATCATCCGTATGAAAACAGTGCGGACCGTAACTATGCATCAAAGTACCTGCCACATTACTATCATAACAATTGCCACCTATATGTGTTCTTGATTCAAATATTTCTACTTCATGTCCTTTATTTTGCAAAAGGATAGCTGCTGTAACTCCCGAAAGACCGCAACCAACTATCTTAACTTTCATCTAGTTAACTTATGGTATCAAACAAAATAAACCAGAGTCAACAAATTAATAAGAACTATACTTATCGAACTGATCGAAGCCTGAATCTCTGCTCCACGTTCCTAGATCTTGCAAGATCTCTACTGGTGTTAATCCACCGCTATCTTCTATTGTTGAAACTTCACCTGTCCCTTCTCCTTCACCCTCTTTTTTCTCTGCAGATAAAGTATAACCGCTCTTTGCTTCTAATGAGCTAACAAAATCTGCTAAAAATTCTTTATCATTAGAAGTTTTAACATCATAAGCCTGTATTACAGCATCTTTTACTGCATCCATAAAAGCTTCAGATTTATAAAAATCATCACCTCTTTTAATTGTTATTTCATCAGGCATTTCTGCATACACTCTTTGAAAATCGCGAATAAATTTAGCATTACTTCTTACATACTTGTCTTCTGTTGATTCAACAGGCGCTACCGACTTCACATCTGTTTTAACTATTGCAGATCTTAAATCCTTTACAGCAGCAACTGGAGCCTTAATACCTGCCTGTGTAGGTACTACATCACTTATAAATGAACCTAGATTAACCAAAACTCTAGCTGTATAACCTTTTATTGCATCGCTTCCTGGTATTTTTAACTGAGGGTTCTCTTTCTTGAGACTGTCAATAGCTTTTGTTATAGCTTTCTTGACTTCCACCATAAATTGATCTTTGTTCTTGGCAGAGTTTATGTACTCAACTTCTTGTCCTGCTATTGTGGATTTATTCTGTCTAAAAAGATTAGAAAAGACTGCACTAGTCAATTTATTAGCAGCTTCTTCTTGAGATATTCCAAGACTGTCTGCAATATTTCCTATTAAATAACCTCTACCAGGTAGTTCATTAGACTTAGCTTTTTTAATTACACCACCAAAAGCACCACCAAAATCTGAAGCACCGTAGTCTAATTCATTTAAAAGCGACTGTTTATTCAAATAAGCTTCGAATATGAGCTTTGAATCGTTATTCATGTTGAAATATTTATTATTCTATACTATAATATTACGTAATGTGCGGAATATTTGGATCCAGTGAATACAAGACGTATGTAAAGCTCTATGCTAAAAACAGGGCTCGCGGTGATTTCGCGTATGGATCCATAATGATTGATGAATCTCTGCATGCTTCTATTAAGTCTGCAGGCGTATTCAAGCTATCAGATAAACTGTATCTTGATTTGAAGCACAATAAAAGAAAAAACTTTAATGACTTTAAAAATTATCTCGGCCATTCACAAGCTCCAACATCTGCAGCTAGAGCATACTCACACTCAACATCACATCCCTTCAATACAGGCAAGTGGCATGTAGCACATAACGGTGTTTTAAGTAATGAAAAAGAACTCAGGGCAATACTTAAAAAATATAAAACAATTAATGATGTTGACTCATCATTGATACCTGCATTGATAGACCACTATAGTAAAAGTGAAAAAAATGAAACTAATATTATTTGTAATGCACTCTCGATGCTTCGTGGCAACTTTGGTCTTTGGATTTTAAATTCAAAGAATAATCATGTGTACCTCGCACGTTCAGGCAGCACGCTCTATGCAGATTTTCTCACCAATAATTTTTCATCTATCAAGTTTAGTGACTATAAGCCTCTAGAGGAAGGCATACTCTATTTACAAACAGTAGAAGGCCTTACATCTGTAGGTACATTCAAATCTAATTCACCATTTTTTACATAATGAAAATAGCATTCTATAGTGTTACAAGAGATGACATCAAGCATACACCATACTACAAATCAGTAGCAAAGCTTGGGAGTAAAGTTTATATGGCATTCAATGAGCACAATACCGAAGGACTAAGCAAACGCTATAATGACTTTCTAGAGAAGTGTAAAGACAAGTATGAGTATATTGTGTTTGTTCATGATGATGTTTATATTGACGATCTTGCTGTTTGCGAGAAGCTTGAAGAAGCTCATAAAAAATTTGATATTGTTGGACTTGCAGGTGGCATTAACCCCAAGATTCAAAAACCTGCCTTGTGGCATTTGATGTGCGGAGGATTTCATAGTGGCAATCTGCGAGGGGCTGTTGCGCACCCCGCTGGCACTAAAGAAATTGCCATGACAAGTTTTGGTGTAACTCCTTGCAGAGTAGCTGTTCTTGATGGTCTTTTTCTTAGCATTAAAACCTCTAGCATAAAGAATACAAACTGGAAATTTAATGAAAATTACACCTTTCATCATTATGATATTGCAAGCTCGCTTGATGCTAATGATATGAAATTAAAGCTCGGTGTTGCACCTATATGGGTAATTCATAGTTCTCCAGGGCTTCTTGATATTAATAATAAATTGTTTGTTGATAGTGAAGAAAGATTTATTAGAGAATATTCAAAAGTAGATGTATAATAGAATTATGGAGAAGCTAGATTTAGATTTTTTTGAAAATATTATAT